TAGTTGTTGCTCATAGCAACCCACCCTTCTATTCGTTTGAATCGCAAGCCTCAGATTCTAGTCGGGGAACTAGCCTGGCTCTTACTACCAGTCTTCTACGCTGTGTGGGCTGGTGGGTCACACAGGAATCTATTTAGTACTGCCCTGCTGGTTTTGTGCCAGTTAGGGATGTTCTGCTCATTCCAGAACTTGCATCAAACTGAGCCTTTTCAAGAGCCGTAAGGTCTTGCCTTTTACGCTTTGCTGATGCTAGTTGTCCAAATATTTCTTTTTCGGCATCTGCTTGTCCATATGAATTATCATAAATAGAACCAAGTTTTTCTGCAGTTGGAAGAATCTCAGCAATATTTGAATAACCCAATTGTGCTTCTTTCTGGGTAACGCCCAGCGCAACAAGTGTATCGGCAGATGCTCTGTATGCTGCAAGTTTTTCTGCTGACATACTCTGATTTAGTCCCTGCGCACGTGCAGCAGCACCAATTTCTGCTCCAGAAACCTTCTTCTGAATAACATCAATGTTTTTTGCTGGGTCTAGAATATAAGCAACCAAATCAAGGTCCTGTATGTTATAATATTCACGCAAAGTCTTTGTAATAGATGGGTCAGCATTTTGTATGCGTTGAACCGCTGTTGAAACTCTAGTATTTAACTCTGTAGCAGAAACGTCATTAGCAATAAATTGACTTACATACTCATCATTGTTAAATTGAGTTAGCCCATATGCTTTCATAATCTGGCGGTAACCATCTTCAAGATTTAAATATTCTGATGGAGATAGAACTTTAAGATTATTTTTTAAACGAGTTGCATTAGCACTAAATCTTTTTGCATATTCAGGAGATTCTTGAAGGGCAAGCGTGATTGTTGCCTCCGTTGCGCCGTCAATTGCTAATGCTTTAATTCTTTCACCAAGCGACTGTAAACCGTATTGCGTAAAGCGAGCAGTCAATACAGCAATCGCATCTTGACGAGCAGTTTCTTTTGCCTTTGCGTCTTGCGCTTTTTGGTAATCAAGAGCAGCGGTATCCGCAGAAATTGTTCCAACAGCAGGTGTTACAACATTACCAGAAACATTAATATTTGCTTTTGCTGTTGCTGCGGTAGCCTGTGCTGCTGCTGTAGCCGCCGCTGCTGCTGCTGCAACTGCTGCCGCCTTTGCCTCTGCTGCTGCTTTGTTTGCTGCAGCGATTGCTGCTGCATTTCCTGCTGCTTCTGCGGCCTTTAGGTCCGCCTCGGCCTTATCTTGCGCAGCCTTTAACTCCGCAGCAGCCTTTGCTGCTGCTATCTTTGCATCTTCTGCTGCTTTTGCAATTGCAGCATCTGCTGCTATTAATTTAGCCTTTGCTTCTGCTAATTCTTGTGCTGTCTTTGCTGCTGCGACTGCAGCCTCTGCAGCAACTTTATCGGCGTTGGCTTTAGCGGCAGCGGCTTTAGCGTCTGCTTCTTTCTTTGCTGCTTCTTGAGCAGCAATCTCTTCTGGAGTTGATACTTTAACTTTACTAGTATCAGTTTTGACTTTACCAGTAAGTGGGTCGACTTGAGAAATTACATTTCCACCACCATATTGCTGATTAATTAATGCTGCTGTATCAATAGCATTCTGAAGCGCATCTATTTGAGCCTGAGTCTTACCAGTGGTTCCAACTTTAGCGGTGTAATAAGCATCTTTTGCAGCCTTTGCTGCTTTGTCTGCCGCTGCTTTGTCTGCCGCTGCTTTAGCATCTGCAGCGGCTTTTGCCTCTGCTGCTAAACGTGCCGCATTCTGTGAGTCTGTAACCCCACTAACTCCACCACCAGGTTGTGATGCTTGAAGTTGTGCAAGTTTAGCCTGAGTTGCAGCCAATGCTGCCTTTGCTTGAGCAAGTGTTGTTATAGGCCCACCACTGCCGTCATATTGCGCTAAATCTGGATTAATAGCCATTATACTAGCCCCATATCCTGTCCAACTTTGAGAGTTAATGAATCAAGGGTATCACGCGCATTATTAGTATATGCCCATTCAGGAGTACTCTTTAATCCTCTTTCAAATTGCCAAATTGGCATAGTCTCAGGTTGTCCTGTCTTAGGGTTAATATACTGTAGTGCCTGGCGCAGACGCGGGTCATTGTAAGTAACTGAGTCTGGGTCAACTTCTAAGATATTTGCAATAGAACCCTTGTATGCTGATGCTAGAGCATCAACGCTTGTTCCATTTCGAATTAGTTCAGAATACGCTGGAAATGCGCTGGCGGCTTTTTCACGAATTTCAGCCTGAATATCTTCAATTGTTGTTGTGCCTACAAATAGGTCTTTAGATTTCTGCGTCCAGTATGAATCATTGAAGTATCCTGTTGCAGCAAATGATTGAGCATATGACTTTAAGTCAGAGGTATCCCCAAGGATTTTTCCACCAAAGCCAGTAATTTTTCCTGAGAAAAAAAGTACTTCATCAAATTGATTGTCGTCAAGGCCACGGTCGTATGCATCTCCAGCAATCTTGTCAAAGTCTGTCATAGAAATTTTGATACCAGAATCAACAAGACGTTTACGTGCAGATACCTTATACTTATCTAGTGCATCAAGATAAACTGGATTTTGCTCAAGTTTTGTTTTTTGTCTAGCCTTAACTAGATTGCTTGTATTTTTATAATAATTAGTTTTAAACAAAGCCTCTGTTGCTGCTGCAATATTACCAGCCTTAAAAAGGTTATAGACTGCTTGGAGTTCAGGAAATGCTGCAATTAAAGCCTCACTAATACCGTAAGAACTTGCTGCAGCAATGCCTTCATTTCTTATTTTTGCTTCTGCGGCATCTGCTAGCCTAGCATCATACATTGCGTCTATTGACATTAGGAACCTCTCAAACTATTTGATAGCCATGAATCAAAATCAATACGCTTTTTACGGTCAAAGTCATCTGGGTTTAACTTCTTTAATTGTGATTCAATTGACATTTGAGCAGATTGTGTAGAATAGGCTGGAGTTTGTGTTGTAACAGACTCATACTTACCAGTTTTTTTATTAAGAACCTTTTCTTGAGTTGTTGATAATGTGCCCTCATTAATCTGTTTTTCAAGAGGAGCATACCGCGCTTCAAGTTCTTCTGGCGTGGCAGTCCTTCCCAGGGTATTTTGGTAAACATCATCTATAACTTTAAAAATATCTTCTTTTTTATATTGATAAATTTGACGGCTAGGAAGTGCGGCTTTTTTTGCCTCTTCGTTATCTAAACCAGGAATGTAATCTGCTGCTATTTTTGAATAAAGGTCTGCAAAGGTACGAGACTCGGCTGCAAATTTTGTATAGACTGGGTCGTTCTGGAGTAAGGTCTTAATTGATGCTACAGAAGACCTAACGCTTTGACCAGACTTACGTGCTAATTTTGCTAACTGCCCTAGTTGGGCTGCGGTTAAAGTATCTATAAGTGCAACGTTTGAAACAACCCCTACAACTCCTGGTAAAAATGCGCCAAGTCGGGCATCAATACCAGAACTTAATTTGCTTTCTGGGGCGGCGCCAGATGCACCAGTTGGCTTGGGGACAATGCCTGTATTTTTGATTGGGGTTGTGCCCCGACCTACTACTTGATTAGTAGCCATTATCTTTTTCCGCCAGTTCCTGTTGTTTCAACTATGTAAGTAAAATCATCATCTGTAAAGTATCTGTCATAGAATGCTCCAAAATTAACATCTTTTTTGCGCAAATCTGCAACCTTTTCACCAACGGCATTTTTAATATCAATTGCTTTATCTGTATTAATGCTTGTCTGGCGATATTTTAACATGTCGTAGACGTCATAACGGAAGTTTAAATACTCTACAATTGTATACCAACGCTCTTGCTTGGCAAGGTCTTGCCAAAGCGAAGGACTATTGACAGCCGTTGTTAAAGCGTTGATGGTATCAACTTGTCTCTTTTGGAAACCAGCACCTTGTTTTTCCTCATACCATAAATTGTTATCTGTCTGCATCTTGTCAACATATGCTTTTTTGTAAGCGTCTAGTGTTGCAAGTCCAAAGCCTCGGCTTGGGTCGTAATCGTTATTTGTAAGTTCTTGAGTAACGATTTCAATCATCTTGGTATAATTTTTCCAACCTAGGTTTACAATCGAAGAACGATTGTTTTCTAGGGCGGCGCCTTGTTCTTTAAACTTTTGTTTAGTTCCTGGTATTGCATGGGAAACTAGGTAGGCCTGGGCTGAACTAGAGAAAGCATAGTCGTCATCATTAAAAATTGCACCAAGAGTGCTAAGGTTTCCCTTTTCACCTATAGAAGAAATGATGTTTTCTATTACTTTGCCGTTCTTTTTAACCAAAGCAACAGCAGTATCATCTGACCTAACTCCAGAGAGTGAGTCTGTTAGTTTGTCAACAAGTAAAAAGTAGTCTGGGTAATCATCAGCAAAACGGTCATTACCCTCAGAGCCATAGGCATCATTATATTTTACAAGCAAGTCGGAGTATACTTGAAGTGGAGAAACAAATTTTGGTTGAAGCGGTAGGATACCAGAACCGAGGGCTCTAAGAAGTGCCAATGATTTGGCCTTATCTTTTGCTTCTCTATAAAGCGGACCTAGGTTAGGTGGCTGTATATGGTATTCTGCTACGTATTCAAAACGTAATTTCTCAATAAACATATTTACATCTTTATTAAATTGTTCGCCGTCTTCGCCAACAAATGCCTGATATGCTTGTGCTCCTCGGCGCAAAGTATTTGGCGTAAGTGGAGCAAGAGCGTTTGCAGATGTGCCAAAAGGCAAGAGCAACTGAGCAAACTCTCCTTCTCCAAAAGAATACTTCTTGGAGATTTCATTTAATGCTACCGCACTAAGTGGGCCTGGGGAAAGTACTTGACCGCCAGTTGGGTTAATTGCGTTAAACCAAGTTGTCGGAAGTCTTCCCTTAATTCCAAGTGCTGGCAAATCAACTTCAACATATGTATCGCCATATGCATCAACTTTTACGTCGCCGATGTAGTCTGGAATTTGTGCCATCTGTGAAATTTTGTATGGAAACTCTGGGTGGTCTAACATTATTTTGCCATAGGCTCGATATTGCTCTACAATTGCTGGGAAGAATGCTACTAAATAGTTAAAGGCAGCAGGATAGTTCATGTCTCTGCTAAAAGAGTTTATTTTATTTCTAAATTCAGTTAAGGCGTGTGCCCTGGCTACTGATTCAAACTGCGCTTTATCTTTTTCGGCTAACCTGCGACCTTGAGAGTTTGCTAAAGCAACCATGTTTTGAAGTTTTTCTTGATACTTGGCCTCAAAATAAGGATTATAAGATAATTTAGCAGTCGGCACTGTTGCTAACCAAGCAACGGCATCCTTAAGAGATGCATTTGCTTTAACAACAAAATTACTTTGTCCCAATAGGTCGCGGTTTAAGTCTGAGATAACGGTTGGGCGCTTAGCCAAATCTGGATACATTTCTTTAAGAATTTTAGGAGTAACTTCACCCTTTAAAATTAAAGTTTGTAAACGAGGTTCTGGTGCTAGTTTGTCAACTACGCTTAAAACTCGGTTATACACATATTGTGCATCGCTAGGTGAAAGTTTACGGCCAAGACTTTTGACAATTCCAAATCTTTCAAGATAGTTTCCAGATTCGTGACTTGCAATCCAAGCAATAATTTCTTTTTCAGTTAACTTCTGTGCCATAATCTTCTTTGCAACTTCATCAACTGCAAGATGATTTGTTAAAGTATTTACCCAAGATGACATGTGAAGATTTTCATCTTCTAGGGCAACAAGTGCTACGCCACCATCACGGTCACGTCGAACATTTGCTATACCGAGTTCACGTGTTGAGCCTATCAGGCCACGCATGGTGTCTCGACCTCTAATTTTTTCAAGCATAATCTGGCCTTGAACGCCAGAAAAGGCAGTTTCAAATCCTTCAACACCTGCAACAGTTTGAGTCTTTCTACCTACAGTTTTGCTAGGAATGCCCGCTAACGCAGAATCACGAACCTTGCGGAAAGCATCTTGCTCTTGTTTAATAATTTTAATGTAGTCAAGTTGCTTTTGTATCTCTGGTGTAATCTGACTTGAAACACCAGGCTTTTCAGTTATTGTTCGGTATTCAACTTTTCCGTTAACATCTAATTTAATCTTAGTGCTTTTTCCATTTTTATTTGGAATCATTTCTAAAATAGTTCCAGTTGTATTAGACTTTTTAGAGGTGTAAACGTCGCCTACCTTGTAACCACCAGTAGTCGCTGAAACATACCCTGAATCTTTAAGTTCTTTTTCTGCTGCCTCAAGAATTGATGTGCGCATTGTTATGTCTTGGTTTATGCGTTTAATATTTTTTGCAGGGTTTATTCTTGATTCTGAAATTTTAAGAATTCTAGCAACAGTATTGTGAGAATTACTGATATCGCGTAGGGTTTGAGTACCTAGATTTTTTATTGAATCAAACAAAACTCCATCGCCCCAAGAGCGTAAAGTAGAGTCACGAATAATGTTAATAGGGAATCCAACACGTGCAAGAGTAAAGGTTCTCCAAACAGATTGGAATTCATCTAATGTAGACCTCACGTGTGCAGTAGCCAGCGGCAAACCAGATGCTTCGCCTCTACGTTTTTTGTAAGAACCAAATGCTTTGTCAAGCAACTTAACGTCTGCAAGATATGCACCGTTTGCAAGTTGAGAAATAAGTAGAGGGTCTTTAACTATAGTTTGCTCAAGCCCTTCGCCTTCTACAAAATATGCTCTATTCTCATTTTTTGCTTCTTTTGCTTTTGCAACATTCATCTTTGATTCATTTAGCCACCTAGCAACAATTTCATTTCTTAAAGTTTCTGGAAGTGAATGTTTTTCGGCTACGCGAGTAATTATTTTTTCGTTAAATGCTTCAACAAGTAAGTTTTTTACTCCTTCGCCTTCTGCCATTGCGAAGTCATTAGCAAACTTTCTTGCCTCTAGTGGAGTCATAACTCCCCTGGCAACGGCCATTCTTGCAGTAGTTCTTATGCGAGTGGCGCTTTGGATAGCATCATTAAAATTAACTGTCTGGTGGGGTGCATCATCAAGGGCTCTGTTTATTGTTCTAACCACAACAGATAAACCAGTCTTTTGATAAATAGTTTGTGTTGCTTTGCCCTGTAAAGTTGCACGTGTAGTCGTATCCAGTGCGCCTTGCTCAAGGCCCATTGCAACACGGTTTTGTGCTCTATCTAATTTGACAAGTTCTATGTGTTTAACAAAAGACTTTGGCAAGCCAGAGGCTACTGTTCTTTCTTGCAAAGCAGAATCAAGAAAAAGGGACCTGTCTAGCCAACTCTTGGTTGAGCGCAAATCGCTTAACTCTTCTTTAATTATTTTAGAGTTTAACACTGAGTCATTTTCGCCAATAATTGCTGTCTGCAAACCATTTTTTTCAGTAAATTTAACTTGCGCTTCAAGGCGCTGAATTTCAGCAAAAGTTGCAGGTGCTCTTGTTTGAAGTTCTGCTAAAGCAGTTTTGTCGCCACGACCAATTCTAAAAATTAAACTCTGGCTAACAGCGTCTTTTCCAGCAAGAAGAGATGCAGCAACTTGTCCATATTCATTATTTTTAAATTGAGAATGAGATTGAATAGAAACAGCATCGCTGTTTTTAATAAACTCATAGAGGTCGGTGTAAACAGTTGTTTCACCCGCGGCTGTTTTTTTGTGCAATTCAATATCGTTAGCAAGACGTTGCGCTGCCCGTGCTGGTTCATTAGTTAAACGTGCAACCGACTTTTCAATTGGGCCACTAAGTTTTGCATTAATGCCACCAACTACTGCGCCCTTGGTAACAACGCCAGCAAGTTTAACGCCCTTAATATCTGGGGCTGTTGCAATTTCAAAACCAAAATTTAGTATTCCAGAAGTTAAAGCGCCAATACCCTTTTGTGTATCACCAAGAGTTTTCCACCCACTAATATTAGATGCGTTATGTACAACATCTCTACCAAAGTTGTATTTTTCTTGTCCGACTGCACTTTGCGAAAGTTTAGCAGATTTTTTAATATCTTTATCGATGGCATCAAAAGCGCCTGCTTCTGATAATGCTCTTTCGGCTTTACCTGCAAGGCCTGCTCCAATACCAAAACCAGCAACTGCACCTGGAACAGCACCTACTCCGCCAGCAAGTAATCCCGCTCCAAAACCAGCAACCGCACCCAAGGCTCCACCCGCAAGCATGCCAAGGCCAGCAAGTAATCCCATGCCAGCATCGTGGCGAGTGATATCATTTAAAAATGCATAGTTAGACCTAACGTTGCCTGTTCCAGCCATTAGGGCTTTTGTGGCTTTACCGTTGGTTTTTTTATCTAGTTCAGCAATAGTAAATGCTGCTGCGCCAAAACCCGCACCTACAGCCGCTCCGCCTGGTCCAAGAACTGCGCCAGCAGCGCCTCCTGCAACAATGCCAGAAGGTTTACCTAAAACTGAGCCAACGGCGTTTAATGCGCCTTGTCTACCTGTTTCAATATAGTCATTATATGACCTTGGATTTTTAGGCAAAGACTTAGCAATGTCAAGGGATGTTCCAAAGTTTATTTTTTTGTTAGGGTCATAAGGGCTTTGTGAGCCATCATTTTTATCAAAAAAATTATGTATTGCTCCTAAGAGGTCCCACATTAAATAGCCATCCCGTTTTCAGGGGGCATTAAATTGCTTCTTAAATATTGTACATAGTCCCTGGTCCCCTGAGAAGAACCTGGTTGGGTAGCCCAAAACTCAAGGAGTGGTAAATTTTCAATTATTGCTTGTACGTCTGGGTCTTCATTTGGTTCTTGTGGAAGCCCAGCAAAATTATTTGGTTGCCCCAATGGTGACAATCCGTTTAAAACATCTTCTTTTGGAAGTTGAGTTGGGTCTGTTGCTGCTGGAATTGAACTAAGTTTAGGAGAATCTGGTTGCTTATACATTGTGGCTCCGCCTTGCTGAGCCATTGTTTCTGTTCCGCTAGAACCCATTTGATTCATACCAGGAATATACTTCTTGCCTTGGCCCGATGTTCCAGCGCCGCCAGTACCAGATACTTGAAAATTTTGTGCAGCGGGTATTGCCATCTTAGCCTCCTACTTAAATTGTTTAAATATATGAATTGGTTCTGAGCACATATTATCGTATTGAATTGCAATAGCGACTGCTTTACGAACCATTGTTTCTGCTTGATTAATAGTTTTTACTTTTTCCACACCCAACGCTGCCAATGCGCCGAGGGCAACATCGCCACCACTACCCATAACATATACATTGCGAACATCGGTATCCCAAGAGTAATCTTCAGAAACCGAAAAAACTTGCCCTTTGACTGAGATAAGAAATCCTCCATCAATTTGCGCAACCTCGCCGTCTTCTTTCATGTCAATACCAGCATCAACAAAATTCTTACGCATTGCTGGTATAAACTTTTGAGTCATGTAAACATTTAAATCTTCTTTAATTGTAGGCTTAGGTTGTACGTAGCCGTAATGTAAAACATTACTTGCACGTGATGAACCACACCCAGCAATTAATACACCATTGTTTTCTACAATCTTTGGTGTCTTTGCTATTTGAAAACGTCCATGCTCATCACTAAGGCGTGAATCACATCCTAGTACCGACCAACCGTCACCTTGTATCGCTACCAGCGTTGTCATTATTGTCCCTTATTAGATTAAAGTTTATTTGTTGTCGTTGCCCTTGATGTTGCGTTTCCAGAGCCCGTTAGTCCAGCAATTAAACTCATTGCATCAGGGGGTGGGCCTTGCGGTGGTGCACCCATTGGAGAGCCTTCTGCTGGGGCTCCACCTGGAACAGGGGACGGCTGCTCGACAGGAGAGCCTGGTGCCCCAGCAGGAGGAACCTGCTGCTGCGGAGTAAAGATGTCAGTAACTGCGTCTTCTAACGCCTGACCCTTTTGACGGGATTTAATTACTGCAGCAATTTTAGTTATAATTGGGGATGGGTCTCCACCACTTGATGCCATCTGTGGAATAGCCTGGCTTAATGCGGTGATTGAACCAAGTAGAGATGTACGTAATCCTTCAACTTCAATCTTTTCAAGTTCCTGTGTAACGTTAACTGTAAATGGAAGTTCACGCATTGCCATGTCTTTAGAGATAAGTCCGCCGCCAAGTGCTTGAAGCATAAAAATAAGACCCTGTGCTGGATTAAGACCAGCAAGCATACCATAGCGTACATCGGCTGAATGGTCGCCCTTAATGTCTTTTGTTGGCTTGTATGTAACCTCGTAAGGAGAACCAGAGTCTACGCCACGAATTGTTTTTTCTTCTGGGAAAATGTACTCGTCTACGCAAAAACAAATTTCAATAACATCGCGAAGGGCTGCAGCAAAGATTGCTTGTGCAGATTTAACTTGTGTATCAAAGGCACCCATAAGGGCTTGTACGCCCTGGCCTGTTACAACAGAGGCGCTGATATTTCCAGAACGTCCTTCTGGATAACGCGTACCTGCGCGAAGTTCTTGGTTAAGCAACTGCGATTCTGTAAAAGCGCCTTGTGGAATGTTAAGTTCAACACGACGAACGCCCGCTGGGTTGGCGGTGCGAATAACCGCGTCGCCACCCAACTGGAGTTCTTGTACGTCATTTGGTAACACAATAGGTGCTTGTACACTTTTCTCTGCTGCTTCCATAGCCAGTAAGGCGAAACGGTTGCGGAGAAGTTGAATACCTAGTACGTCGTCGAATTGTCCACGCATCTCACCGTCAATAGACGGTTTACGCGCCACAACAACCATCATTTTGCCAAGCGGGTTAGACGCTTGAGATAAAATTAAATTGCTACGTCTTGGAACATAAATAACAGACTGGTCTTTATCGTAATAACGAATCATTTCAATCTGTGCATTAAGGTCTTGCTTGTAGCCATCTGGCCCAAGAAGTTCTCTATCAAACTCTGGGAACTGGGATACCAGTTCACCAAGGGTTAAAGAGTATCGTTTAGCAAAAGCCACACAACGTCCGTAGCGGTCAAATTCTGGGTAAGCCCCAATTGGATTTTCTACGCGGATACGTGGTAACTTGCTTTCTTCATCCAATTCAATTACGAACGGGACGAAACCATATGTTAAATACCAGTCTGCTCCAGAATACATTTGTACTGCTAGGTCAGAGTGCTGGAAATAATTAGATGCAATGCGTGTGCGCTTATCAGCAAAACTGCGGGCACGGTCATTGACTTGATTTGCTGCAGAACAGTTAATGGCTGGCAGTGGGGCCATGACCTCAGAAAGGTCACGGGCTACTACGTCAATAAAGTTAGCAACTACGTTAGCGTCAACACCTTCTGGGAAAAAGTTAGGGTATACCTGGGCAATCTTTCCTTTACGGACAGCAAGTACGTCAAGGTTACGCGCATCACGTTCGTGATTGCGGTAACGCAGGGAATCAACCCGTGCCGTTACCTGCTCTATTGTTAATGCCATTGTTGTCCTAACGATTGATTAAAAAATTATCTATTTTTGATTGAGCCAAGGAGTCCGCCAAGACCCCCGCCACCCATTGGCTTAAAAACTTTACCAACGTTAGAGCCACTTTTGCCAGAAATACCAGAACCGCTGCGAATTGAAACCGTTCCTTTAGGTGTAATTCCTTTTGCATTTTTTGCTTCAATTGGTTTTGCAGTCTCTCTAGCCAAGGCACCAGATTTAGTAATATTTACTCTTGTTTGCTCCATAGCATTTAATGACTTGCGATGTATATCGGGTGTTGATGCAACTACCTTAGCATTGCCACCTGAGGCCTTAATATCTTTATTGATAATTTTTCTTTTTAGTGGCGCAAAAAGTGAACCAGGTCTTGGGGATGGCATATTATTTTCCTTAACTGTATTGGTCTGACCATTGGTCTGAGAATGCTTCATCCAAGTTAATGGATTGGCGTTGATTAATTTGTGCTTGAGTTGCCCAACGATTCTGGGCAAACTGTCCTACATTAGAAGAACGTTGCATTAGTTCACGTACACGAATAATTGCAAACCAAAGAGCCATAACACAATCAGTTGGATTCTTGGTGTCAGGCTTCCAAGTGATGAGTTCTTGCACTAGAGTCTTTAAACCCTCAGAACCTTCATTGCTTGGTAGTTCTATTAAGTTATTATCTTGGAAACGCCCATCGCGGGTATTACCAAAAAGGGTTGCCATAGAGGCAACACCGAAAGATACGTCCCATTTGTTTTTGCCAGTGTAGTGTGAATTCAACTGGCAACCGTGAGAGGCTAAGTAGTTTCTTAACACATCATCCAAAGCGTATGCTTTTTGATGAGCGTTGATTTCAATTCTTAACTCTTGAGGCTTATATCGTTCTACCCAGTCTTCAATAAGATTTTGAATCTTAGCAGGGGTAGGTTCTGTCATGTTAATGCAATCTAAAACGTATACTCTTCCGTCTGCGCGATTATATGAAACAACCACAGCACCAGTAGCCCCAGACATAGCGGGGTCAAGACCAATAACAGTATAGAGGCTATCAATATTTTTCGGATGTCCAGGTGTACCCGCCTTTAGCGGTCCTCTCTTTCGCATTCCGTTGACTGAGCCAGCCACACAGGTTGGAGAGAATATCGAGTCTTCTTGGACATCTTCCTGTTGGTAGACCATAGCCCATACAGATGGAGCGACCTCAGAGCGACGCTTAAAGAGCGAGGGTCCGTCCCATTTGGGGTATAATCCATTTTCAAGTGCGTCGTCCAAATCGCTTTCTTGTTGGTCCGTTGCGGGCCACAATGTTTTCCATTTTTTAGGGTCTTCATCAAACTCAAGAACTGCTGGCATAGCGCAGTAGGTAAAGGGGGTCTTGCCGCCCGTCCACTGCCCACCATCTCGAATCATCTTATACATGTCTATGGGTGAGACACGTGTTCCTACAATAACAAGTTTACCGTGTCGGCCTAGACGAGTGATAACTTCTTTCTGAAGCCACTCAATCTGCTTTTCCCACTCATGGGCATTAGAGCCCATTACCACGTCATCTAGGATAATCAGGTCTGCACGTGCACCATAAATCTGAGACCCGAATCCCAGTGCTTGTACCGTAGGGTCTTTTTCGCCAGAGTCACGACCTGTGCCTAGGTAAATCATATCAGCAGACCATTGTGTAGCATCTGCCTTGTATCCACCATTAGGGCCAAAGGCCGTCTGTAACCTCATGTAAGCAGGGTGAGATAAACGGGTCTTGATTGCCCCAAGGAACTTACGGGCCATGCCCTGGGTCTTGGAAACAATAATTACACGACAGTTGGGATTTTGTACAATCTTGCAAGTAACGTAGTTAATTGTAATAGTTGTAGACTTAGCATGCTCAGGGGGCACGTTAATAAGAACACGGTTGGGGTCCCCAGGTTCATAGGTCATACCCCTGGGGTTCCAACTAGGCTGCCTGCCCTCCATGAGGTCAATCCAATTGAGTTGATGCTCAAAAAGTTTAGAGTCTAGAAACTGCTCGGAGAACTCGGGGAAGGCTAGGGTCTTAAGTTCTGATAGTTCAGCCTTGATACCTTTGCCAGCAAGTCTAGCCTTATCGGCCTTATCTTTAAAATCAGGGTCTTGCATGGACCATTGCCGAAAGGCGGTATCTTGTCTACCCACGGCGGCCATGGCGGCTGTAATAGTAGCACCCTGTTCTAGTAGGGCTAGGACCTTGGCTTGAGCCTCATCCTTGGGTACAGACTGTACTCCAGGCTTTCTTCCCATAGTTGTCCCATCCAATAAACACCGATTTAACGGTAATAGTATGCGGACAGAACTGTCCCAATATTATTAAAAATCTATATATTATATAAGAGATTTCGGAATCAAAGGGAGAAATCTCCCTATATATAATCTTTTATCTTATACTATAGATAACCCGTTCAAACGGGTAAAAACCGAGTTTTTGCTAAAAGATATTTTATTATAGGGTAGTAATTGAGCGTGTAGTGTGACTAGCGTCACACCTTTCTAGTATGATATAGATAGCCCCCATTATAATATATAACAGAAAATAATTATTGGATACTATAAGTGGGTACGGGGTCGCGAATTAACAACCCTGGGGTAGCATTTGGCTAGGTTTACAGAATAATAGTTATCGGATGTTACCCAATAGTAATGATTCGACTATCCCCTAGAGCCTGTGGATAAACCTGTGGATAAGTAGGGGCGATTTAATATAGTTATCCACAGACCTAATCCCTATCCTGTGGACAGCCATCCCGCGCTCGGGCGTGTCGCCCAACACAAACAATCGAACAGGTGTTCGATAGATTAAGTTACTGGCTAGTAACATCCTGATGTGGCAATATGTACTAAATGTCCGAATTGACCTTATTGCCCCGTTATGGTAGAATATGTCCTATAAGTCGGATATGTCGCAAATGTCGCTATATTATATAGTGACCAAAACTAGGGGAATGGATTAGACATATTGCGGATTTAGGCACTAAGATAAAGACATGGACAAAGAGTCCACGCAGTACCCAAACAAAGGAAAAAAAATGACAAAGGAAAACACAGTAAAAAACACTAGCCCGCTAGTGGATTTCAATGATTCACTATCTGCTGAATACATGGACGTAATCTCAAAGGGAGAAGATGCAAATATCGCTAACCTCGAGTTCATTAAGTCACTCGATAACCAAATGCAAACAGGCTTAACCCAAGCAGTAGCAATCGCCACACTTAAGTTCACAGCCAAGGGAATCAAAGTAGGCATAATCGTTAAGCATGGACATATCGCTTCAATCCCTACTGCTCGCCTAATCGTTGATAAGTACTTTAATGAGATGCCAGAGACAACAGCCTCAGCCGTTCTCACTCTTGCCTCTCGAGTTCTTGCGGATGTAAAGGCAAGCGGAGTCCGCAAGCACATTGCAAAGTTCGACACACTCAAAGAGTTATCCGATAACACCAAGACCAAAGCAGAATCCCAAGCGGATGCCAAAGCAGAATCTCAAGATGAGCAGATGCAAGAATCAGCAAAGGCCATTACTCTCGAGAACATTGTGGATGCTGTTGATTCTTACCTCTCAGCCAATGACCTCAAGACTCTCACCACATGCGAGTTGGAGAAATTGCACAAGGTAATCGCAAAACTAATCACAGTTGAAAACAACACCAAGGCGTTGGTCAAGTAATCGCCTAAGAGATAGCCCTCAACCCGAAAGGGTTGGGGGTTATTTTTTTACGCCCAACACAAACCAACACAAACCTGTGTGGCGTGTCGCGTGTGGCGTATCGTGTAGCGCACCCCGTCCAACACAAATTTTTGGCGCGTGTGGCGTGGATAGTGTGCGCTATATTATATAGTGACCCACATTATGCACTTGACATTCGACCCCCCATGGTGTATAGTAGTACTTGTAAGTCAGAGAAGCGGAAGGCATCCTGCCCCCGCTATATTATATAGTGAAAGGTAGTGAGATGAATAAAGATACCCAAACTTTGCTTCGCTTAATTGCCAAAGCAGAGGTCGTAAAGAATCACGCTGATGAAGCCCAACGCCTAGCAGACCTACATGCTCGCGGTGTTAAGGCTGTGGCTGAGGCTTCTAGTCGGGAGTCAATGTGAAAGCCTTAGCACAATGGGCTTGGTGCGTTGAGTGCCAAAAGCGTATGCCAATGGAAGAATACGCGTATGGGCATGATTGTGAGGCATCATAATGAGCCACTCAGATAACACCCAGCGAAAGTTCGACAAAAACTTGCCCGCGTGGCTTGCATTTAAGTTATGGCTTAGGGATGTAGACCCCGAAGACACCGCTATATTATATAGCAGACCAGCAACCAAACGCCAATGGCGCAGAGATATAGAAATGGAGTTAGGCGCATGAAAATTACAATTAGCATCCCTAATCCTTACAAGGCATGGAAGAATAACCGCAAGGTTATACTTACTAAGCGCCAAGCGCAGATGATTAGCACAGTATTGCACGATTATAGGCTTTCAAAGTCGGGCGATAATTTCGTATTTGGGAAAGACTATATCCAGCGCCTAGAGGATATAATGGATGCGCAGATATTTGATGGCCATGTGTATCGCTATCAAAAATTAGTCAAGATAGAGGAGTTAGGCGCATGATTAAATGCCCTGAGTGTAAAATCATCATGACCATTGAAGCATATGCCTACGGCCATGATTGTGAAGTGTGACTTTCGCGCTTGACATATGCCGTCTCATATGGTAAGATTAAGGTATTAAGTGAATGAGAGCCTACCCTGATTTGGGCAGGCAGTAGGCTGGTCGTCCATGATAGGCAGTTACGCGAGTGCGAGTCTCGCGGTGGACACGCTCACTATATAATATAGTGGCACTAACAAGGAGATGATATGAACCTAATCAACCTAGATGTAAGCGAATGGGGCTTAGACCTTTCGACTTACTTTGGTGATGTGTATGTTGCATGGCGCACTATCGTTTTGGTAGTCGTTGTCGTGTCTGTTATGCGTATCACTAAGATTATCCGTAAGCGTGTCAGCGCATGATACCTGCAGATGAATTAGTGGCTCGCGCCGACACAAACACCTCATGGGATTCCATGATGACGCACGAACTGGCCGAGGAAATCCTTGAGCGCAGTATCACCCGCGAAGAGTGGGATGTTATCCGCGACACGTTAGACGATAACGTGTATGAGACTCTTATGAGTTTCCGATGAAGTTCGGTAGCATGGTGCTAGATGAAGTTTCAACGGAATTACTGCGTAAACTGCTCGATTTTGCTGGCGAGGAGTTGATTAACAAAGAAGGCGTTAGCGAAGATGTAATAGAGCGCTATTGTCACCTGTATAATGAGACAGTTGAGCAGTTAAATATCTTTGATGAGACCGCTTATGTCTTAACGGAGAACATAGCCATGGCCTTAGAACCCACAGGCTGGGATGATGAGTACATGCATGAGACACCTGAGGGCATAATCGTGCCTGAATCCAAACTAGGGGATGATGAATATGATTACGCTGACATTTACTGACCCAGAGATTAACCAACTACGCCAAGCACTACGAGCATTAGAGGAATCCCATAAACGGAATTGCTTTCCTGCCCTAGAGGTGCTAGTATTAGAGATGCGCCGTAAGGTTGCTGATGCAGTTATAGATGCAAAGACATTGCCTGAACTGATTGAGTTAGTAAGTAAGTAAATCCTCTCGCTATATAATATAGCGGAGTTAAACTGAAAGGATAGGGACATGGACGAAGTTGATGAGACGAACGAAATCACGTGCGCGGTATGCTTAACTGGCACTGATTCGGAAAACACATTTACTACAGTTGATGATGATGTAGTCTGCGAAGATTGCATGCGCATGTGTGAGAAGTGCGAAGATATACACACGATTAACAGCGACATGAACTACGTTGATAATCAAGAGATGTGGTGCATGAGTTGCACAGAAGATTACGCCTACTGGTGTGATTCATGTGAGTACTACACCACCGAAGGCACTGTATATATCAGAGATAGACAAGCCTCATGGTGTACAGATTGCGCCAGTGATGCTCACTATTGTGATGATTGCGATGAATACTATGGAGACGGATGCAATAACTGCGAGCAAGAATCTAAGGTGATTCATGATTACAGTTACCGCCCTGATGCTATCTTCCATAGCACCGACAAGAATGAACGTCTGTTCTTTGGTATCGAGATTGAGGTAGAGGCTGGGCGTAAGGTGCAAGAAGCATCGGAGTACGCATACCAGTTGGAAGAGCAGGAGTTAGCCTATCTCAAGCATGACGGCTCACTTAATTGTGGCTTTGAGGTGGTGACACATCCAATGTCGCATGATTTCTATAAGAATGAGGCTGACGATTTCTTCAAGGTCATTGAAGGATTGCGTAGCAACTACAGGGTTAAGTCATGGGATACAAGTACGTGCGGATTACATATCCATATCTCACGCTCTGGCTTTAATGGTGGTCCGCATATGCACCGATTCTTGAACCTTATCTATTCCAATCAATCGTTCTATGAGACTCTTGCTGGTCGTTCATCTGACCAGTGGGCTAAGTTCACAGATATATTACAACAAGAATACAAGCGTGATGCAGAAGGTAATCGTACTTATAGTACTAATGAGCGTGGGTTCCATGAGTATGATGTGGTTACAAAGCGTTCATTCAAAGGTAAGTTAGATAATAGTCGCAGTAGTGATAGATACTCTGCGGTTAATACCCAGAATAGAGAGACGCTAGAGATGCGTATCTTTAGAGGCACAGTAAATGGTGATACTATCAAAGCCCACTTAGACTTAGCGCATGCCAGCGTTGAGTATACCCGAACTATGAGCATCAAAGATATTCGTGAAGGTGGTGCGCTGACATCCACTCAGTTCATACGCTACATAGCAGAAAATGCAGAGTTGTACCCTAACCTGCTCAATAGAATCACCAAGTTAATCCCTGTAGTAGCAACCGCTACTATATAATATAGTGAGAGAGAGATAAGAGATGTGTTTATTAGTTGTATGTTCGCCCAACTCGACTCCTAAGAAAAAGGATTTAGAGTGTGCATCATGTAATAATCCGCATGGCTTTGGCTATGCAGTAATCACCCCGAACGGTATTGTTACTGGTCGCGGTATGTCTGCCAAGAAAATCATTAAGGAGTTCTTGGAAGTACGCAAGGAGTATCCAAACAGTTACGCTATGTTCCATGCTCGCTATGCTACGCATGGTGTCAAGAATGAGGATAACTGTCACCCATTCAAGGTAGATGAGAATACCTATCTTGCACACAATGGCATCCTTGATGTAGATATTCATGCAACTGATAAGCGTAGTGATACGCGTGTCTTTGCAGAAGATATGCTACCTTCTATGGGTGGTGTCTCTGCCCTTGATGATGATAATGTATGGAAGATGCTAGGTAAGTGGGCTAGTGGTAGCAAGATTGCTATCTTTACACTAGACCCTAACGCTAGGGCTAACTGTTACATTATCAACGAGAGTTCTGGTCATTGGGATAATGAAGGCATGTGGTGGTCTAATACTACCTACAAGGCATCGGCATGGTCATCCTATGTGGGGTTGCCCAGTATTACGTCGGCTACGGCGTATCAGAAGAGCGATGAAGAAGAGTTGGGATTCTGCGGTGTCTGCCTGACAGAAGCGCAAGAAGATGCCAACCCTTACTTCTGTGAAGTATGTTCAATATGCTATGATTGTAACGGCACATATCAAGACACGTGCCTATGCTGGACACCAGAGACAGACCGATATGCAACCAA